CAATATGTGGGAGCCAGCCAAAGCCATGACATTTAGGACAATCAATAAACTCTGGATCTTTCTGATTCCAAGGCGCAAGCGGATCATTATGGCTAGTGCCTGGTGGATAATTACTCATCGAAATTTAAATCCCTTCCTTCAAGTTCCCGAACCTTTGGCAAAATGGAAACGAGATATTCCTTTTTATCATATGCTTTACAAAACCCAGACCAAGCTAATTCCAACCGAGACACCGAATCCACACACACAGCGAAACATCCAGTCCCAATTTTACGCAGCAAGAACTCCCTTTGCTGTGGCCTTAATGTGCTAAGCTTTCCAGGCGCCTTAAGCTCAATAAAAACCGACAAGCCTAGATCAGTGTTGCCAGCAAGGTCGCTAAAGCCAGAGCTAACACTTTGAGCAATGTATCTGCCAGCTGATTCGGACCAAGTAGATTTGGACTCAACAACATTAATGTCCCAACCATTATCCCTGCACCACTTAAGAACTTCACGCTCAACTTGTTTCTCAGGCTTTTCATTTTTTCTTTTTACCTTATTTGTCGGTGTTTGTTTCTCAATATATTTATTGATTGCATTTTTTACACGGCCCTTAAAGTCGCTCATCGTCCCCCACTGTCCCTAGATGTTCAATCGAACCATCATCAACAGGTAGCGATCAACTAAAACCAACCTTGTTATTGCTAGGTGCCAATCTGAAACTGGCCTTGAATAAATCACAGCTCATGGGCTAACCATTAAGGTTTCATCGAGAACTTATTACACTAGAGTGAGGAATTAATGAACACCATAGACTTTAAGCAATTGTCATATCAGCTACTATCCAAGGCTGAGAGCATATTAATAGACATCTGTCCTGGCGGGAAAAGAAACGGCAAGGAATACGAAGCAGCTGAACCAGGCGGCGGACAGGGAAAGAGTTTTAAATTTAACCTTGAGACCGGGATCTGGAAAGACTTTGCAACAGGCAAGGGCGGCGGAGATATCATCTCACTTTATGCGCATAATTATGCAACAACTCAGATCGAAGCCGCTAAAATATTACAAGAAACATACGTTAATAATTCAAAGGAGCCTGTAAAAGTTAGTCAATCAAAGCCACCTAAGCCGCAATCAAAAACAATTCCACCGCCTAAAGACATAGCCCCACCAGATTTCACACATTATAAATTAGGCGAGCCATCGATGGTGCATCCTTATAAAGATCAAGAAGGCAACATTTTATATTACGTTTGCAGGTATGAAATAATAAATGATAATGGCGAGCCAGACAAAGAACATAGACCTATATCATTTACTGATAACAACAAATGGGAATGGAAAGCTTGGCCAAATAACAGGCCATTATATGGACTAGAAAAGCTAGCTTCTAATAAAAAGATATTAATAGTCGAAGGTGAAAAGGCGGCTGATTCTGCAACAAGATGGCTTCCAGCTTACTCTGTTATCTCGTGGCAAGGCGGAGTTAAAGCATTAAATCAAACTGACTGGTCGCCATTAAAAGATAAGGATGTGTTGCTATGGCCAGATGCCGATAATCCTGGGATTGTTTGCATGCAAGAACTATCGGAGATTTTATTTGAGGATGTTAAAACTTTAAAAGTATTAAACACAGATAGAGAGGGCGGATGGGATGCGGCTGATGCGGAAAAAGAAAGCTGGACGCAAAGTACTTTTTTAGAATGGGCAAGACCAATTGCTCAAACATTAAAAGATCCAACCAATAAAGAAGTTGAAATAGTTAACGAGAGAAAGAAAAAGGTAGAGCAAATTCTGCAAAACTATCCTCATAAAGAAGTAACTAAAAACAACATCATTGTTTTATCAACTATAGATAATCTTCAGCATCTATTAAATGCGTACGGGATAATTGTTAGAAATAATCTGCTAACTAAGCGCGAGGAAATCTTAATTCCAAATGAGTCATTTCATGATGAGAATAAAGAGAACGCTCAGCTTGCTTACATTAAATCGATAGCTGGAATTCATTCAATGCCTATCACGCAGATTGAAGAGTTCATGAAGTACCTCGCCAACAAGAATCAGTATAACCCAGTTGTTACGTGGATTAAATCAAAGCCATGGGATCAAACAGAAAGACTTAAGGATTTCTACAATACGATAACAGCTATTAACGAAGACACTGACCCCAAGGTTAAGTGGATCAAAGAAACATTTATCAAGCGCTGGATGCTATCAGCCGTAGCAGCTGCCTTTGAGCCTCAAGGAGTATCTGCCCACGGCGCTCTTGTGTTTCAAGGTAAGCAAGGATCAGGAAAGACCTATTGGTTCAAACGATTAGTTCCTAAAGAATCCAAGTTTGCAAAAGACGGCGTGACATTAAAGACAGATGACAAGGATTCAATTATGCAGGCCTTAAGCTTTTGGCTGGTGGAGCTTGGTGAGGTTGATGCCACCTTTAGGAAGTCAGATATCTCAAGTTTAAAGGGTTTTATTACTAAAGATTCAGACACCTTTAGAGCTCCATTTGCTAGGCGAGAATCAACATATGCGAGAAGAACCGTGTTTTTTGCCTCCGTTAACCCTCGCCAATTCTTACATGATGAAACTGGCAACAGAAGGTTTTGGACTATTGAATGTAAAGACATCAATTATAAACATACTTTTGATATGCAGCAGGTCTGGGCTGAGGTTTATGAGCTTTATAAATCAGGCGAGCCATGGGTTTTGCAGCCAGATGAGGACGCATATTTAGAAGGACATAACGAGGATTATCAGGCTTTAGACCCGATTGAAGAGTTAATTTCTGAGAGATTAGACTGGGAATTGCTTCCACATACATGGGAAGAAAAGACCTCAACCGAGATATTGATTGAGTGCGGCATTAACCGTCCAACTAAGGGAGAGCTTAATAAAGCAGCAGTAATAATTAAGAAATTAAATGGCGGGGTGACCAACCGAAGTAAGAAAGGACGGTACTTAGCTGTTCCGCGTCTAAAATTAAAGTATCAAAAAAATGGTGATTTTGGATTTTAATGGGAAAAAATAGGATGGTGACCAAGAAAAGTTGGTCATTTTGTGAGTTGGTCATCAAGTTGGTCATCGGTATTTTGTTGAATAATATTAATAGTATATCTATAAAGGTGACCAAGGTGACTAACTATTATAATAAAGAATATTATAGAATATGCTATAGGGTAGGGGGGAATATGGGTATACGCTTTTTATCCCGACTGTACTCTCTGGAAAAGACGGTCACCTTGGTCACCTGGTCACCGAGGATTTATCGCATTATTTTGTAAGGAGATTTAAGAAATGAAACATCCAAATAAACCGATAAAATTAAAAGATGAGTTTAAAAATCTTGAGTGGATAATTGAGGCTATTTTTTTATACGGCATTGCGACATCTGATAGATTATCTAAGGACGATAGGTATCTAAAAACAATACTTATGCGTTACGGCCTTGATGGTTCAAATTTCAAAACCTATAAAGAAATCGGCTATTCTTATGATAAAAAAGTAGGGACTGAAAGAGTTCGCGCAATTTTATGGAAAGCACATAGAACTGGGACGAATAGAATTTTTCATGGATTATTGAAATCTTATAAAAAACATATAGGTAATTACGAATGGCAATAGAACCCTGCACGTTCAATTTTAAAGCAAGCCTTTCCATATCCCTTCCATGGGATGCGGTGACTCAAGCTGGTCAAACTGTGAAAGTAATTTTGGATGGTAAAAAACATAGAAGCGTTATGAACTCTGTCAGCCGTTGGAATCGGAAGATGGATGGCAGGCTTAAGCTCATCCTCAAGGTTCGCGCTCAGACGTTTCTAATTTATGAGGCCATCTTACCAGAGCCAGTTAAAAAAGAATCGAGCACGGCCAATCCTAGCGATAAGAGCACAGCGTTATTAGTTGATGATGATCTGCCTTGGTAATTGCAATTTTTAAAATAAAGTGAGAAAAATTAATTATGTCCATGCTTTTTAATTTCTATTTTCATTCTCCGACAATCCCCACTTAGGGGTCTATCAGAGTGTGAATCCAGAAATAGGTGTGGATCCGCCTTGGACGCGGAAATATGCAGGTGCAAGTCCTGCCACTCTGACCAATCTTAAACTAGACCAATCCTTGACTTCCAATTGTAAGTTTTACATTGTGAGATCATGGATGATAACGCACCTAAGCTAAGTTTGTATGAAAGGGAATCTGAATTTTTTCAAGATCCAGACTGCATGAAAAAGATTTACCGTCATGTCGCAAGTGGCGGCTCAGTCATTGATTTGTCTAACTTATTCAATATTCGATTTTGCGATATCATGCATTTTATCAGATCAAATCCAGACAACTCAAAGCTGTATGACAAAGCATTGTCCGACCGTAAAGAGTGGGCAGTTGAACGAGCACTCAAGGAACTTCACGACATCGTTGATATCAAAAGTGATATCACTCCAGAAGGTGAGCAAACCAAAGCCCAGGTCCGCGACAGACTTAAAGCAGTTGAGCTACTCGGCAAAACCCAGGCCTTGTTTACAGATCGCGTTGAGAAAACTACAACTATCAAGCTGGAAGATCTCGTGCTTGGATCTTATCAAGATGAAGAGAAATAAATTTAAAGCACCATTCTCATCGGAAATAAAACCCACCACAGACGTATCATCATTCGAAATGGAAATGCGCCATTGCAAAGAATGTGGCGCAAAATTCAAAACATGGGTTAAATCAACTCAAAAATTCTGTTCAAGATTATGCGTAAATAAAAAGGAAAATTAAGTGACCCCATCGCAAGTGAAGATTAGAAGTGAACAATTATGATTAGATTTTGGGATAAAGTTGATTTTAGTCCAGACAAAAATAAATGCTGGGAATGGAAGGCTTGCTTAGATAAAAATGGATATGGAGAGTTTAGGTTTAATGGCAGATCCCAAAGGGCCCACAGAATTTCATATTTAATAAGTTACAACAAAGATCCAGATGTCCTTTTTGTTTGTCATAAGTGTGACAATCCAAAATGTGTTAATCCGTTTCATCTTTTTTTAGGAACTAGAAAAGAAAATCAAGAAGATATGGCTAGGAAAAAAAGAGGAAAAAATCACAATTCAGGACGAACACATTGCTATAAAGGTCACGAATTAGTTGATCCTAATGTTACATATTTAAAAGGCGAAAGAAGATGTCGGGCTTGTTTTAATAAAAGACAAAGAGAAAGAAGAGCCAAACTAAAGGAATTAAAAGATGTCTAAGATATCTTTAGCCAATCTAAAAATTAAATCATGGAGAGAAAACCCATGTCAGTTTGTTTATGATAACTTCAAAGTTAACATGGACCCGTGGCAGGAAGATGTCTTTAAAAGCTTAGCCGAGAATAAAACAAGAAACAGACTCGCAATGAAAGCTTGTACTGGTCCAGGAAAATCAGCTGTTCTTTCTTGGATTGGTTGGTTTCGTCTTTCTTGTTTTGCAGACAGAGGCGAACACCCAAAAGGCGCCGCTCTTTCCGGAGAAGGTAGAGATAACTTAAGAGACAATCTTTGGTCTGAATTAAGTAAATGGCAAAAAAGAAGTGAGTTTCTAACGGCAGCATTTTCTTGGAGCAAAGAGCAAATTGTTTCTAACGATCACAAGGAAACGTGGTTTTTATCCGCAAGGTCTTATGCAAAAGACGCAGACCCAGAAGAAATCGGAAGATCTTTGTCTGGGCTACATAGTAAGTTCCCATTTGTATTATTGGATGAGACTGGCGGGATGCCAATAGCTGTAGGGAAAAAAGCCGAACAGATCTTTACTGGCGGATGCGTTAATGGGCTTGTTGCACAAGCTGGGAATCCAACTTCAACAGATGGATTGCTTTATGATTCATGCGTCAACAATAGGGAATTAACAACAGTTGTAACTATTACCGCAGACCCAGATGATCCAAAAAGAACGTCAAGAGTTGATAAAGACCATGCGGCAGAAATGATAAAGAAGCATGGAAGATCTAACCCGTGGGTTATGGCAACAATTTTAGGCGAGTTCCCAGATGGATCAATGAACACATTATTAAGTCTTAAAGAAGTTGAAGACTCAATGAAAAGAGGGCTCCGTGAGCAAGACTATAGTTTTGCACAGAAGCGTTTAGGTGTGGATGTTGCGAGGTTTGGTGACGACCGAACGGTTCTATTTCCTCGGCAAGGGTTAAGATCATTCAAGCCAGTTGAGATTAGAAACGCAAGAACAAATGAGATTGCCGCTCGCGTGGTCCAGGCCAAAGCAAAATGGGGAAGTGAAATGGAATTCGTTGACGACACTGGCGGATATGGATCTGGCGTTGTCGATTCGTTGCTTCAAGCCGGAGTGACTGCGACCCCAGTTAATTTCGCAAGCAAAGCGATTGATCCAAGGTATTTAAATAAGCGGGCCGAGATCTGGTTTAATATGGCCGAATGGATTAAAAGAGGTGGATGCCTTCCAGATATACCGGAACTCGTCCGTGAGTTAACGGCACCCACCTACTACTTTCAGAATGGTAAGTTTCAGATCGAACCGAAAGAACAAATCAAAGAAAGACTCGGCGCATCACCGGATCTTGCCGATGCTTTGGCCATGACTTTTGCGCTGCCTGAAATGCCTTCAATGAAAAACCAATTTATTATTGGAACCGAAAGAAAGAACTTTAAATCCGAATACGATCCTTTTGCGACGAAAGACTAGGGACATTTTAGTTCTTGCCAATTGTAAATTTTACAATAACTCTCAAGGCCATGAGCGTTGAAATCCGCCGTGCCGTTCAATCTGACATTCCTTGGATTCTTGCTGAGCTTAAAGAGTTTAGCAAATTCTACGGTACAAAACATTCGCTCTTTGGAAAAGACTTAGAGCACAGCGAAGTCTTTATTCAAATCTTAATCGACAAGCATTTATTCTTAGTTGCTGATGATTCAACTCATGGCCTTATTGGTTTAATTGCTGGCACCGTTGAGCCCCATCCCTACAATCCTGAGATACTAACTTTGAATGAATGCTTTTGGTGGGTTCAAGAAAAACACCGCGGATCAAAAGCTGGACTGCTTTTATTAAATGAATTTGTTCGCATCGGAAAACAACATTGTGATTGGATCTGGATGACCCTCGAATCTGCCAGTCCCGTTAAAGATGCTTCGCTTATTCGTCGAGGGTTTAAAGAACAAGAACGATCTTTTTTATTGGAGAATTGAAATGGCTGGAAAAAAAGGCGGAATACTTTCATCTGTTGGAAATGCAATTGGATCGGGAAAATATTTGTTTGATCCCCTCGGTTCAAGCGTTGAAGATCAGGCAAGAAAACAGCGAAATGTTAAAGCTGAAATAAAACAAGAAATTGAAACGGCCAACGCCCAGCAAGCCGCAGCTGAAGCTGAAATGGCAAATCAAAAAACATTAGAAGATCAATCTTTTAAACAGCAATCAAAGCGCAGATCTCAAAAGGCCTTATCTCTTTCAAAGCAAGGCAGGTCAGGGACAATTTTAACATCTCCACTTGGCGAAGCTGGCGGCGGACAATCTTCCGGCAAAACATTATTGGGAGAATAGATCTTGAAATTATATACAAAGCGCCAACAATTAGAAATATTAAGATCGCAACTCGATAATGAGCGATCAACATTTACAGCGCATTGGCGAGATCTCTCAGACTTTGTTCAGCCAAGACGCGCAAGATTCTACACTTCAGATGTCAATAAAGGTGATCGCAGAAATCAAAAGATCATCGACTCAACTGCAACGATGGCATTAAGAACTTTAAGATCTGGAATGGTGAGCGGAATCACTTCTCCAGCAAGACCATGGTTTAGACTTACAACTCCAGATCCAGATCTTGCGGAGTTTGGCGCAGTTAAAATGTGGCTTCATCAAGTTCAAAGAATCATGACAACATCAATGCTCAAGTCAAATCTCTATAACACTTTGCCTGTTGTTTATGGGGACCTAGGGCTTTTCGGAACTGCACCGATGTCACTTGAAGAAAGCTTTACTGGAGATGTGTTTCACACACAGAGCTTTCCAGTTGGCTCATACATGATTGCAAAAAATGATATTGGAATGGTTGATACTTTCGTTCGCGAATTTAGAATGACTGTTCGCCAAGTCGTGCAGAAGTTTGGAATCAATGAAGCTGGCAATGAAATCGATTGGTCAAACATTTCTTCTTATGTGAAAAACTTATGGGATATTAATCAGACTGAGCAATGGATTGAGATTGTTCATACGATCATGCCCAATCCAGAATATGATCCTCGAAGGTTAGAATCTAAATATAAAAAATTTAAATCTGTTTATTATGAGCGCGGGTTAAGCGGCAATACAACTCAAGGCTATTTGCAAAGTGGTGATGATGAAAAGATGTTGTCTGAAAAGGGCTATGATTACTTTCCAATTTTATGTCCTCGCTGGGAAGTGACGGGCGAAGATGTTTACGGGACAGATTGTCCTGGGATGCTTGCGCTTGGTGATATTAAGCAATTGCAATTAGGTGAGCGAAGATTAATGGAAGCAATTGAGAAAATGATTAGGCCCCCAATGGTTGGGCCTGCCACATTAAAAAATCAATCAGCTTCGATCTTGCCTGGAGATATTACTTATCTTGATATGCGCGATTCGCAAGCTGGGTTTAGGCCAGCGCATGAAGTGAATTTTAGAATTCAAGAAATGGAAATGAAGCAAAACCAAGTTCGAAATAGAATTCAAAGAGCGTTCTTTGAAGATTTGTTTTTAATGCTTGCTTCATCTGATCGCCGTCAAATTACAGCGCGTGAAATTGAAGAACGACATGAGGAAAAGCTTCTAGCTTTAGGTCCAGTTCTTGAGCAATTGAATCAGGATTTATTAGATCCTTTGATTGATATTGTTTTTGATATTCATTTAAGACAGAAGTTATTGCCGCCAATTCCTGATGAACTTCAAGGGATGGATTTAAAAGTCGAGTACATTTCGATTATGGCTCAAGCGCAAAAGCTTGTCGGCATTCAAGGCATTGAGCGCATGGCTGGATTTACTGGGCAGCTTGCATCGATGGACCCGAATGTTTTAAAGAAGGTTAAGTTTGATCAGATGATTGATGTTTATGCAGATATCATCTCGCTTGATCCAGGAATTGTTCGAACTGATGATGAGATGCAAGAGATGGTTGCAGCGGAACAAGCAGCGGCTGCCCAACAAAATGCAATGATGGAAGCTCAAGCTGTTGCTCAAACTGCGAAGACTTTAAGTGATACTCAAATTCAAGGTGACAATGCTTTAAGTGGATTGTTATCGCAAGCTAACGCTGGGAACTTGGTGGGTTAATGGCTGTTGTTAATTACACAGTAGAAAGAATCACCACAGAAAAAGATCCTTGCCATGTTTTAACTTGGTCTGGACTTACGACCGGCGACACTGGACAACCCGTTGAGATGCCTGGAAGCGCAGATCGAACAGTTCAAGTTGGCGGAACTTTCGGCGGTGGAACTTGCATCATTGAAGGATCAAATAATGGAACTGATTATTTAGTTCTAACAGATCCTCAAGGAAATGCTTTGAGTATTACATCAGCAAAAATTGAAACAATAACAGAAATCACAAGGTATATGAGACCAAGAATCTCTGGAGGATCTGGAGTTTCTATCAATGTCTCTATGCTTGTAAGAAGGGATTTGTAACATGTCATTTTCGAACTCAACTGAAGAAGATGTTCTCCAACAAATTTTTGTGGGAACTGCGCTTCCTTGGAATGGTAACACTAGCCTTTGGATTGCTCTCTACACAGCAAGTCCTGGAGAAGCTGGAGCTCATACCAATGAAGCAACCTATGGATCTTATGCTCGCGTTGTTTTAACAAGAGCGACTGACTTTACGATTAGCGGTAACTCTGTTTCCAATGCTAACCTTGAGCAGTTTGCAGCGTGTACTTCTGGATCAAATGTTATCACTCACGCAGCTATTGTAGATTCAGCAACAACTGGTGCTGGAAACGTCATTGTATATGCAGCTTTAAATTCATCAATCACCGTATCGACGGGAGTTCAGCCTCAGTTTGCAGCTGGAGCTTTGAGCTTTACTCTTGACTAATGCCAGGGTTTAAAGGGTTTTCAGCATTTAGAGATTCGGTTAAAACAAGTGGAAAGACTTGGACGACATCTTTTAGAAAGGTTGTATCTAACGCCACAGTTGCTGGGGTTTGGTGCGATCTTTCTTATTCTCCTGGAAATCCCCCAGCCAACTTCTATGCGACAGAGCCTTTGGTTTCTGCAACACTTTCTTCAACTAAAGGAATTGATAACGGCGGGCCAGTTAGTCCTGATAAAAAGTTTTTTAAACGATTAGTTGTTTATTCAGCATCTACGGCATTTCAATCAAGCCATCTTATGCTTTGCGATTATGTTCTTTATTATCCATTTATTGACGGTGATTCTACTGAGCCTCAAGAATTAACAAACTCTGTTGCGCTTCCAAGATATACAGATGGAAAAGGCGTTCGCGCAATTCTTGTTTCTCAAGGATCTTATGTTGGTGGAGCGCAAGTTTCAATCACATACACTAATCAAGATGGAACAGCTGGAAGAGTTTCGCCTTTATTTACAACTAACACTTCAACATTTGCGGCAACTCTTTTAACTGGCGGAACCGCTGCGGAAAATGCTGGACCTTTTATTCCATTGCAGGGATCTGATTATGGAATAAGGTCTGTTGAGAGCGTTACGTTTTCATCGGCCAACGGTGGAATTTGTGCTCTTGTTTTGGTTAAGCCTATTGTTGAAATTCCAATCGTTGAAGTAACTGCTACGTTTGCAACTCCAAGTGAGCAAGCAAATATGTATAATGAATTTAATGGAAATCAAATTGAAGACGGCGCTTATTTGAATTTCCTTTGTTTGCCTAACGGCTCTTTAAGCGCTGGCGTTTTACAAGGTTTTTTAACTACTGTTTGGGGGTAATAGGTGGGCTTTTCTTCGATCGATGATTTAATAAACGAGATGACAACGAATGGTAAACGCTGGCGTGCGGACTTTAATAAGACTGTTGCCAATGGTGCTTATGTGGCTGGCGCGTGGTATGACTTATCTCTTTTGGCTGGATCTCCAGTTGCTAACACTTTCACTGGAACTGCGCTAAATGCTCAAGTTCCAACAGAGACAACTGGCTGGGGAATTTATCATGGCGGAAACGTCTCAACAGATACAAAGCATTTATTAAAAGCGGTTGCTGTTTCAAATACCACAACGGCATCTCCTGGAACTTTGTTACTTGTGGATGTGTGTCTTTATTATCCTGGCATCTCTACCATTTCAGCAACTGCGCAGAACATGGTTAACGGAACTTCCCTCACAAGATACACAGATGGAAACGGTCTTCGAATGTATATGACAATGACTGTTGCCTCTGGAGCTAATACTCCAACTTTGGCCGTGTCCTATACAAATCAAGCAGCAACTGCGGGAAGGGCTTTAGGTGCTACAACTGCATTAACAGCATCAAGCGGTATCGGAAGATTTACTCATTCAGGAACTGCGGCTAACAATAGAGGTCCATTCTTGCCACTAGCTTCTGGCGATACTGGAGTGAGAAGTGTTCAATCTGTTACCATTACAACTCCACATGCGACAACTGGAACAGCGGCGTTAGTTCTTTGTTATCCAATTGCAGAGATCCCACTATCAACGGCGAACGTCCCTGTTATTATGGACTTTTTGTCTCAAGCTCCAAGTTTGCCGCAGATTCAAGACGGTGCTTGTTTAAATTTATTATACCAACCTGCGGGCGCGGCGGCGAACGGATCTATCATTTCAGGCTCATTAGAATTTGCTTGGGGGTAATCATTGGCTTTAGTTACTAACAGAAGAAATTCGGCGGCTTATGCAAGAGGCTTCATCGTAGGCGGTGCGGAGTCGTGGGATACTGTTAGGCTAAATACCTTTAGAAACATTTACGCCTCAGAAGCTGGCATCAACGACAAGACTGGTATTCCAAGCGGTTACGGAACGGGCGGCATTTTACTTCCTCTTAAGCCTGGCGGGATGTCAGTTTATCAGCAAGCTGCCTCAATAACTGCGACAAGTGCCGATGCTAAGATGGGCCTTAATATGGTGGCATCCTCTAGCATGGTGCTAACTTTAGTTAATGCTCAAGCTGATCAGATTGTTGCCCTTGTTGGATCCGCAAGTTTAGCGATAACTGTTACAAATGCAGCTTTGAGCTCCGCCGTTTCAGCTGTTGCAAGCTCTTCAATGGCTATAACTCCAAATGTAAGTCTTGGCGGAATTATTCCAACCGAAGGATCAGCATCTTGTGTTTTAAGCCCCAACGTAACAATGACAGCTCTTGGTGGAATGATTGCTGTTGCTGGCGGAGCAACTCCATTAAGTCCCGAAGGCTTATCTACAGAACTAT